CGAATTTCAACATCGTGATATTCCATCGCACACAATGGTAAAGCTGATTGAACATTTTCACAAAAGAAGAAACGAAATGGGAAAAAGTAGGATTGACCCGACAAACCTTGGTGACATCCGTAGAAACTCTTACTAATATTATTCGCCAAGTAATCGATTGCGCATGCCTCTGTGAATAATGATGTTTGTGTGTCTACTAATTGGCCACCAATGTATAATTCCACTTTTTTAACTAAAGCTGTCCAATCTGGTGCACTGTACGCACGATTTTGGTTTATAAAGCTTGGTGCAAGAAACATATATCCTAACAAATCACCATACTTTTCAACTTTAATAGTAGAAAATGACCCGATAGCAATTTCTTTCCCAGTTGGAGGATTAATGATTTTCAAGGGTTCCACTCCCTGAGAAAAATTGGAATGTCTTTTATAGGATGAATTAAAAAATGAAATTTCTGGATCTCCAACGATATGAACATCCTGTGCTCCGAGAGCGAGAAGACGATGAACACCAGTACCACTTGTCATTCTTATTTAACTATTAATCATATTTTTAATTCAAAAATAGAACATGATATGATTGATAGAGAGTGTGGTGTTATGGCATAATAATTGCCGGGCTTTGACAAGCAATATCTAAGACTAAAAAGTTTTCTCGTGGTGCCCCTGTTGGAGGTGGAAGTGTATTACCATCTTGATCACGCAAAGTTACAGTAAGACGATCGACCCGTCTAATTGGGGATGTGTATGTGTGTTCGATTGGATAATTACTTCTTTTATAAATAATCAATTGATTGGATCCAGTGTGCGCTGCATTTTCGCTGATAAGACTCGCAAATGAACGGTTGACTGTGGACATAGGACCCTGACTGACAAAGTTTGATTTCGCTCGTGAACAAAAGAGAGTATCTAACTCATCAATGGACACATAACAATGTTCAACATTGCCCGTCGTGTGAATATGGGCTGCCAAGAGTTTCGCCTGAACCACATTTTTAAGAGGTTCATTTAAATAGACTGTAAAAGTATTCGAATTTGTTTGTCCAATTGTATCGACTGTGATTGTATACCGATCAACTGCTATACTCATTATATTATAGTCTTTTTTTTTATTTTTTAAATAAGTGGTTCACCAATTCCACCAACCATCTCATACTCTGCTTGTTCAGAGACAGTCTTTTGGATACCGCACATACCACCCGGGCTCAAACCTTTCGTGTAGTAATCCCCTTGTTCACCTCCTGGAACACACTTGAGGTCATAGGCGCCACCGAAAAGAGAGTCGGTGTTTTTTTCTTTAATTGAAATTTCATGAAGAGCATATCCAGACCTGGGTCCTCGCAACACTTGCAAAATTATAACGATGGCAATTATAATGACAATCCACGTGATCATTTGTCGCGTGGTAGAGTTCATGAAATTATTGCGGTTACCTTTCATTCTGTATATCAGTGACTAAGAAAAAAAAGTGAGTTAAAAAGGAAAAGTTATTTTAAGGCATAAGAGTATAAATGGATGAAATTGTCATAGACAGGGGTGAGCCTACAACCATGAACCTAGACGAAGACGAACAGCGTCTCTTGGAAGAAATTCAAGTTCGACGACCGAAATTGAAACAAATTCCTCGTCCCACTGGAAATAAGTTTAGGCCACAACCACCTCAACGAAGAGAATATGAAGAGGCACCAGAAGATATAAATGCATTCATGAACCCAACGAAACAACAGCCACAGCAAGCTCGTCCATCGCATGTCGAACGAGAAGACGACGATGATATGGGAATGCAAGATGATTATAATGACGATGGAGCGGCAGGTGGATACGGTGGAGAAGACGATGTTCAGGAGAAGCCATCCAACGGATACTTTAGTATTGATGATGAAAAGGCTGATTTGTTGAACAAATTGACTCGTCTAGAAAAAAAGGGGTTCGCTATAAACAAACGTTTGAACGCATATTCGGATGTTCAGGAAATGCGAAGTGAATACAAACGCATCATGTATGGCATAGAAGTCGAACAATCGATTAAATTCTCACGAAGAATGTTGATTGCGTGTACGACTGGTTTGGAATTCTTGAACCGAAGATACAATCCATTTGAACTACAATTGGAAGGTTGGTCGGAAAGCATCATGGAAAACGTCGATGACTACGACGGTGTATTTGAAGAACTCTACGCAAAATACAGGACGAAGATGCACATGGCACCCGAAGTGAAATTAATCATGATGCTCGGTGGTTCAGCCATGATGTTCCATTTGACAAACAGTATGTTCAAGGCGGCCATACCAAACGTCAACGACATCTTGAAACAAAACCCTGGATTGGCTCAGAGCATGATGAACGCCGTAAAGAGTACGGTTCCACGTGGTCAACAAAAAGAACAAAAAGACACAACGACAACGAGTGGCGAATATGAAATGTCTGGACCAGGTATTGATTTGTCCCAGTTGATGGGTGGATTCACGATGCCACCGCCACCACCCATGAGTTCCACCGTCATCAGCAAACCAGACATTCCAGAACGAGACGATGACGAAGTCTCAGACATCGTGTCTGTCGTCGAAGGTTCAGACAACGGTGATGAATCACAGGTCAAAGAAGTCAGAGTTTCTGGAACGGCGACAAAAGCCAAAAGAGGAAGAAAGTCAAAGAAGAATGAAATAAATCTCTGATAATATAAATGTTAAGCTACGCCCCTTTGTATGAAGAGGAGGCAGAAATTGGAACGGTAGTTCAGCCGAAAAGAACACCGCCTTCCGTTCCTCCAGAAATGTTGACTAATAAAAAGAAAGGTAGTTTCTGTGAAGAAACCGAATGCAATGTAATAGTCATGATGTTTGTCATAGGTGTTGTCATGTTGGCAGTATTAGACTCGACAAAAAGGTAAATCGTTTCACCAATATCTTTAATTAAAAAAGGATTGTTAAAACGAAGTTCGATTTCGATTAGGTCGCCATTATATAACACAACGCATAGAAAGGCGGTCTGTTTTCGTGAGCACCACTACCACCAGTTATTTGAGTATTTGCATCTATGGTGGCGGTGGAATTGAAAGTGTGTGAGTGATCACCTGCACTTGATGTGTCTACTTGTTGGCTCTGATACCAGACCGATGTTGGACCAGGGCCTCTCTTGTTTTCTGAAGCAAAGGTAGCATATTGATGTGTGTGAGCACCAGCCGTGCTCGTAGTACCATTAATATTGGGGGTAGCAACGAACCGGTGTGTGTGCCCTGGCATCTGAGCATCAGTCAACGTCACTGAATTAGCCCCTCCGGTGGTACCGACACCGTAACTCCCACCAGCTCCAACAATAAATCTATCTCGTAAATCTGGAGTGCCGTTTCCACCATCGCAAAGAACGTAACCACCAGGGATCGCGTTGGTGGCACCAGACCATAAAATAATAGAACCAACTGGCACCAAACGCATTCTCGTTTGATTTTGGTAATAATCACCCTGAACGTTAAAATTACCTTCGACGTGTAGTTTGTAGTTTCTCACTTGGTCAGTCCCTATCGTCACATTACTCGTGCTATGAAGTTTCATCTGGGCGGCATTATCGAGACGAAATTCAATCCCTTGAGCCGCCGCCGCATTTAACAATGTGAAACCATTTGTATTTTGTATCAATGCGTAGTTCACTCCATCATTCCTATCTACATGTCCAAATGAAGCCCAATCAGAATGCCCCGTAAAACCGATAGCCGCGCGACCTATGAAAGAAGTCGTGTCTGTATCCTGACCCGCGCGAATTCTGGTGGTTGAACGAATATCACCAACAACATCAAGGGGGAGCGCAGGATCTGTTGTTCCTATACCCACATTTCCGTTGCTAGCCAAACGCATCTCTTCAACATCACTCACTCGAAATATGACGGCTTGTCCAGATGAAGAGTTCAACCAGGTTTCACCCGCGTTTGTTTGTCCTAATGCGTAGTTAGTTGCATTATTCATATCGAAGTGTGCAAAAGTGGCGACATCAGAATCGACCGTGTTAAAACCGACTGCCGAACGTCCTATGAAAGAAGTCGTGT